GCAATCGGGACATTCTTACGAAGGTCTCGGGGCTACCGCTATAAAAGTTGTGACTCCCTTATCAGGAGATATTCTAAAATACCACTTGATCATGACACCCTCCGAAGAAGATATCATATTTATTGATCAAGCAACCTGCTTAAGCAAGTCACATCTTCATTCGGCGGGTAGTCCGGTCGCTTTTCAACGCCTCCCTCGGCCACAGAGGAATATTTTATTAAGCTACATTTAATAGGTATGTATAACCTTTAGAAGCTTTATTTAAAGACGCGTTCCGCACGTCAATAACTATATTTATTTGGTATATAGTCAAACCAGGGGGAGCTAATATTTAAAGATGGGTCCCCTTCCATCTATACAAAATTAAACAGGGGGGGATGCCTCATAATATAATCGAGGCAAACCCGTAAAAAAGTAAAACTGAAGATCCTCACCAGCAGCTACATGAAAATCCCAAAAATTTTCCGGATAACCTCTTGCATCAATTAAATAGTCAAAACCCTCTTTCCAATTGGCTATGCTAGTGTGGTCCTCCTCTTTACCAGGTGTAAAACGATAAGGAGAATAATACGGCATTTCAAATTCAACGGAAGGATTTATTTCACCACATTGATAAACTTGACCTTTAGTGCCCGAAAATGGTACCAGTTGTTTCGGAAAATTGGTGAAATCATCTTCAATGACAATTGTTCTAGAAGCGGCGCTATCAGTAGAAGCACCTACTGGTGTCGCTGAAAACCGCCTAAAAGCAGGTTCATTGGCGCCCATTGAATGGCGTTGAATATATAGAGTGGATTTGTGATTTAAAACTATTGGACCACGTGGCAATATCTTCCACCTTATAGAACCACGCCATCCACTAAAAGCCCAAGCGCACCAATGCAACAATATTGTATTACAATAATTATACGGATTATTAGCGCTGTCTAAATCTACTGCACCGGCTACCCTACCGCGGTAATATGGAAACATACTCAATCTACCACCTCTGGTTCTCGGTTCGTTTGTAAGAGAACTTATAGTATTCCATAAATTGTACCTTTTAAGCATAGTGCGAAAAGAAGTGATACACTCCCCGGTATACACCTTGTTTATGTCTGAATTATCAGACATAGTAGGTCCCAATATTTCCGCATGCATCTGTTGTGGTGCTGATGGTTCTTCAGTATTCTGACTTTCAGATACTAACTTTCCTTCATACCCAGACTGCGGTTGTAATGTGGGCTTGCACGTAAAATACTGGAAATGATCGTCAGGAACAAAAACTTCAAAATCATCGCCCATTGATACAAAAACATTAATCTCAATATCATTGGATTGGACTGAATTAGGTGTAGTCAATTCATTAACAACGAAAACCCCAACAACACCGTTACTACGTGGATACGAAGGAGGTGCTGTATATGGAGTAGTGCTATACATAGTACTAATTGACTCCTTACCGGGTTTTACGTGTTCCAATAAGGTTATAGGTTGACCATTTGCTATTTCAACTGTAAAATCAGTCTTGTCAGCAATATCAATTATTGATAAATAATTAGTGTTATACTCATTGCTTTTAAAATAATTGGGGTCATAAACAACCTTAAGTCGTCCTTTATGAAACGCCGAACATACTATTTGAAATCTAAATTTCATAGTACCGGTCCAATACTTAAAAGGTAAAGCTGCCATAGCACAAGCTGGAAAATGATATGTAGTGGGAGGACCCGAGTTTTGCGCCCAAATGCAAGGATCAACTCTTGCATTCCATAAAAGAGTTTCTGGAGCAGTACCAATGTTCCAAGAAAAAGTTGTCAAATAACTCTCTCTCTTGGCTATCTCTTTGATATTAAGAGAATCTACCCCATTGAGACCAGCTATTCGTGGATCAATAGATAATTCCTGTTTTGCATCAACTGACATTTTTGATGGGCCATCCCCAGTATTAGTCATCGCTAACGAAGACGCTGTATAAGGTTTATATGGATCAGGATTTTTAACTACAGGTGGTCTGCAATAACCAAACATTTTCGCTATAGCTGCTGTAGTGCTGGCTGCCATTTCGGTAGCTTGCGCAAACGGAGCAATGTATGGTACCTTAGTTAAAGCGCCTGCCGCTTTAGCTATGGCTGTAGCAGGTCCCGATACTATGCCTTCTTTGTTAACTTCGTCGACCTCTTTACCAGATTGTGGTAAAATGTCATCACATTCTGCAGAAGTCAACACAGACATCTCAACATCCTCTGCCCAAGCAAATACTGATATGGTGACCAAATCAGTGGCACCATTCGCATGCTTAAGTGGATTCAAACTGCGAAAAAACAATTGTCCCAACGCGCTCCATTGTGAATAAGGTATGGAGCAATAATTCATGTAATTAAAGAATGGTAAAACAAGCTCACCACCCTGAGATGTGGTGGGATCTAAGAAAACTCTTGGTTGTTGCGAAGCTTGAACCAAATCTTGTCTTATCAACGCCGCATTTGATGATAATGTATCATAAATATCAAATGGGAGATAACTCACCATTGCTCTTCCATACTGAAATCCATTGCCATTAATCACAATTTTTACATGCAATTTTGCTCTCATAATGTTATAATTAGACAATCTATTTGTAACACGTGGATTTCCAAAATACAACGACCAAGGATTAATATCAAAACTAAGATTGGAATTAACCGCCCATTCATGCGTTGCTATCTTAATTGGTCGAGAAAAGAAATTCTGCAAAGTTGCATCGTTTGAATCCTGCAATTTTCTTGTAGGATCAATTACCGATTCAACAGAGTACAAATAAGGATCAATTTGGTCTGAAAACTTCACGTTTTCCTGTTTCTGATCGCCAGATACACGCATAATGCGATTATCACCCGTTGTACCATCAGTATTATTCTCCATACCAGATTGAGGCATCAAAATTCCCCTGCGATGAGTCTTTCGATTGTCATCAAAATGCACACGCTTAGGAAATACACTAGATTTCACACTCGTATCACTATCAATCGAATTGTCTTCACTGCACCCTGTGTTGTCCTTACCAACCCTAGGCTGGTTACCAGCGCCAACACCAACACTGGCATTTTCAAAAATATTTAATTTACATTTACAATTATTACCAATCTATTATGTACAAGTTATAGAGGCGATTAACTCATATAACTAGGTGTATTTACAGTGGGCACGGAGAACCCATCTCTCGATTCCCCTTTAGGGACCGTTAACATATGCAAAGCCTACGAATAAAATATAAAAATACACAAATATAAATATACACGCGGTATCCATATACATACATCAATTTTGCTAACCATCAGATTTGAAACTGGGTCGGATTTATAGTCTCCGAAGTGACTCTACTAATATACAAAATGATACAGAGCGACCCTGCCTAAAGGCAGGGGCGGTCTGCACCATAAGTGGCGACCCAGTTACC